AGTTCATGCAGGGTCGTCTCCTCCATCCCTCCTCCCCTAAGCTAATTGAGAAGCTATTCGCCACTGCACTGGACGATGAGGCCAAGAATCAGGCCGTCGCCATGAAGCTGCTGGCAGATAGGCTCTTCCCAGTCGCAGGATTCACGTCAGATGGCAAGCAGCAGGCGGCAGTGCAGGTTAATATCACTGGCATTGGCGCTCCTGATGTCGCTGGGGTCACAATCAACGGTGAGTCAGGAGAGGTTGACGATGAATGAGCAGGTAGTACAGGCAGCTAAGCATTACGGCTACCGTGGACCCATCGAACCCGGAATGGCCCACCTGATTGAAGAGGAAGGCTTCCGGGCTGAGCCGTACTTAGACGACGTAGGCGTGGAGACTGTGGGCGTTGGCGCTACGGCAGAGAACAAGGACGCTAACTTCTTCACAGAAACCTACCCTAAGTACGTTGACAGGGCGCAGCGGACAGTCAAGAGCTACCACAAGCTCCCTGAAGAGACACAGCTAGCGGTATTGTCGGCAGTCTATCGTGGTGACATGGGACCAAAGACAGCCAAGCTGATTGACGAAGGGAAGTTTAAGGAAGCAGCAAAGGAATACCTGAACCACAAGGAATACAAAGAGCGTAAGAAGAAAGATCCCGAGGATGGGGTGGTCTTACGCATGGAGCGGAACGCGGAAGCTATAAGGAGTGCAGATGGCGAATCTAAACCTACAGCTGACTCCGTGGCAAGAAGAGGTCTTTAAGGACCCTAGCCGCTTCAAGGTGGTGGGAGCAGGACGGCGGACAGGCAAGAGCCATCTAGCTGCTGTTGCTCTCATCATCAACGCGCTGAACGGAAAGGAAGGCAAGGTGTTCTACGTCGCGCCCACGCAGGGCATGGCACGGGACATCATGTGGGATAAGCTGTTCGAGCTAGCAGGAGAAATCATCACTGGGTCTAACGTCAACAACCTGACGGTGGACATAGCTGGAGGAAGCACAATATATCTGAAGGGCGCGGACAGGCCGGACACGCTGCGAGGTGTAAGCCTCAAGTATCTGGTGCTTGACGAGTACGCGTTTATGAAGAAGGACGTATGGGAGGCTATCCTGCGTCCAGCCCTATCAGACAAGAAAGGCCACGCGCTATTCATTGGGACACCCGAAGGACGCAACCACTTCTACGATATGTACGTAGGAACCCAAGGATGGGATAACTGGAAAGCATGGAGCTTCTCCTCATACGACAACCCGTTCGTAGATCCAGAGGAGATAAACCACGCGAAGGCAACCCTTCCCGGCTGGGCCTTCCGGCAGGAATACATGGCGTCCTTTGATGCACAAGGAAGCGAATACTTTAATGTTGAAGAGTTCGACTACTATGAAGACCGGCCTACTACTAGCGAGTATGTTGATTACTATATCGCTTGTGACTTGGCAGGCTTCGAGTCCGACAGAGGGAACAAGAGCAAGCGGCGAGATAACTCAGCCATTGCCGTGGTCGCTGTCGATACCACAGGTACGTGGTGGGTCGAGGACATTCGCTATGGACGCTGGACGTTAGACGACACGGCGAACGAGATATTCGCTGCGGTCAGAGACTACAAGGCCATCAAGGTTGGCATCGAGAAAGGGATTGCTCAGCAAGCCGTAATGGGTCCGCTCACGGATCTGATGCGGAGGACGCACAGGCTATTCCATATCGAGCTACTCAGCCACGGCAACACCAAGAAGCAGGACAGAATACTCTGGGCCTTGCAAGGGAGATTCGAGCATGGAAAGATCAAGCTCAAACGCGGAGACTGGAACGCAGCATTCGCAGATGAAGCATCGGCTTTTCCTAGTCAGTTGGTGCATGATGACCTTATTGACGCGCTCTCCTATATCGATCAGATGGCTATAGTGCCATACGCTTCCGGCTTGGAAGTGGACGACGACTACGAGGCAATAGACATAGTAGCGGGGTACTAACATGTACGACATTCTAGGGATGGACTGGTGTGGGACTTGTGTCGCCACACGTAAGAGACTAACAGCACTTGACATACCACACAGCTACACAACGCTACCTCCCGGTGAAGCTGGTTGGAGGAGAGTCGAGGAGCTGACAGGCAGACGCGCCACACCAGTCATCCTTAAGAATGGCGTCGTAATGGAATGGGAAGACTTTCGTGCAGAGATCAACAGCATAAACAAGACCCCACGCCGCTTAACTCAACAAGAACTAGATGAGATCGAATAATGGATATTGACATATTTGCAGACAACGTAGAAGGCTACGAGGAAGATCTAGCTGGTTGGGTTATGGGCAAGTGCCAAGAGTACCGAGACCACTACGAGGCTAACTACGCGGATCGTCACGAAGAGTATATGCGGATCTACCGCAACCAGTGGGCTAACCAAGACAAGGAGCGAGAGAGCGAGCGTAGCCGCCTCATTGCCCCTGCTACAGCACAGGCCGTTGAGTCTAACGTAGCTGAGGTCGAGGAAGCCACCTTCGGACGCGGCAAGATCTTTGACATCAAGGACAACCTTGAGCAGCAGCCCAACCCACAAGCAGCCGCCAACATAGGCTACATCAAGAACAAGCTGCACGAAGACTTCGCACTGGCTCGAATCCGTAGCTCAGTGGCTGAGGTATTGGTTAACGCGGCTGTGTTCGGCACGGGCGTTGCTGAAGTAGTTATTGACGAGGTTAAGATACGCAAGCCAGCTACTCGTCCTACTATGGACGGAGCTATGCAGGAGTACGGCGTAGAAGAAAGCTACCGCCCACTCGTTAAGCTCAACCCTGTCATGCCTAAGAACTTCCTAATCGACCCGTACGCTACGTGCGTGGACGAGGCTCTAGGCTGTGCCATCGACGAGTTCGTGTCTAGGCACATCGTTGAGGAGCTACAGGAGAGCGGCGTCTACATGCAGGAGTATGTAGGCAACGCAGCGGCTGATGAAGAGATTCAGATTGATCCGCTACAGACCAACCAAGAAGGCGACAAGGTTCGCTTGACTAAGTGGTACGGCAAGGTCCCTCGCTCTCTGCTCATCGAAGCAGGCGTAGAAGAGGACGACATCGAGGAAGATGGACATTACGTAGAAGCCATCGTCGTCATCGGCAACGAAGGCGTGGTACTCAAGGCTGTCCCCAATCCTTACATGTGTCAGGACCGTCCCGTAGTGGCGTTCCAGTGGGACATCGTGCCCTCGCAGTTCCACGGACGTGGCGTATGTGAGAAGGCATACATGAGCCAGAAGGCGCTGGACGCTGAGCTACGTGCTCGCATCGACGCTCTCGCACTGACGACACACCCCATGATGGCAGCGGACGCAACCCGTATGCCACGAGACAAGAAGCTGGAGATCCGCCCCGGACGTATGCTGTTGACCAACGGCAACCCCGGCGAGGTCTTGATGCCATTCAACTTCGGTCAGCTTAACGGCGTCACCTTCCAGCAAGGAGCACAGCTTCAGCAGATGGTGAGCCAAGCAACTGGCGCAGCCGATGGCAGCATGCAGCAGGTACAGAACGACGTAACGGCAGCGGGCATGAGCATGTCTCAGGGCGCGTTGATCAAGAGACAGAAGCGCACCTTGGTTAACTTCCAAGAGAACTTCTTGATCCCGTTCATCCGTAAGGCGGCGTACCGCTACATGCAGTTTGACCCCGAGCACTATCCAGTGTCCGACTACACCTTCACGCCGTTCAGCAGCCTAGGCGCTATGGCGCGTGAATACGAAGTCAACCAGTTGTCTCAGATATTGCAGGCCGTACCGCCTCAGTCGCCAGCACACAGCGCGATTATTAAGGGCATCATCGAACACCTGAACGTAAGCAACCGCGAAGAACTTATCTCCGCTATCGAATCTGGAAGCCAGCCTGATCCGCAGCAACAGCAGATGCAGCAGATGGCTCAGCAGATGGAGATGCAGGTTCAGCAGGGCCAGATCGAAGTGCTCAAGTCGCAGGCTATGGAATCAGCTAGCCGCGCTAAGAAGTACAGCACTGAAGCTGACCTGTACCCGCAGGAGCTTTCGCTCAAGTATGGCGACATGAACCAAGATGGAAAGGCAGACGAGCAGGCATTCAATCGCAAGGTGAAGATGGCTGAACTGCTGCTGAAAGAACAGGAGCTTCAACTGAAAC